GGTGCATCTGTTGTAATTGCTTATTTTTTGGCGAAATGAGGTTTTTTTGAAAAAAATCGACTTTCTTTAAAAAAATCCCGGAAAAACTCTCGGTTTTAAATTCAAAACAAGTATCTATGGTAAATAATAATGTTCGATGTGGTAAAAAATGACTGAAATTAGACACGATTTAGAACATGAGGTTTACCTTGACCCTAAAGATGGCAAGGAACACATAAATCATGGTAAAATGGAGTATAGTAAGGCTGATTTAGAGTCTGCTCATGCTTATTATGATGAATATCATAAGAATGATGTGGTTGAAACTAATGATGGTAAGATTAATGACTATCATACAAGACATCAGGACCAACATCTAGAAGTTTATTGTGATAATCATCCAGATGCCGAAGAATGTAGAGTCTACGACGAGTAAAACCATGGAAAACGATTTTTTAGACAACCTAGGAAACCATCAACATCAGAAAATGTTGAGGGAAATAGCAAACGATAATGCTACTCCTAAGAAAAAAAGGACATCTATACATAATGATCTGTATACGATAGATGAAGAAGATGATGGATTAGACTATGATACAGACAGTATGACATTAAATGAATTTTAGTGACTAAATAAGGTAGAATTCTTGTATCAATAGAGTGCCTGTACAAAGGGTTAGTAAGTCATTTAAAGATATTAGTGCCACTTTTCAGATTAATCCCCTGAATAGAGACCTTATTCAGCTTAAAAATGCTAATGCTATTGCAAGATCTATTCGTAATCTTATATTAACAGTACCAGGCGAACGTCCTTTTAACCCAATATTGGGTTCAGGGGTGCCTAATTTGCTATTTGAAACACTGGATAAGTTAACTGCCTCTACTATTAGGTCAGAAATTATCAATACGATAGAAAATTTTGAACCTAGAGTAGAACTTAATGAAGTTTTTGTGAAAGAAAATCCAGATGACAATCAATTTGATGTACAAATTCAATACTACATTGTTGGCATTGATGTACCACCACAAGAACTCTCATTCGCACTAGAACCCACTAGATAAATGCCACTAGTTAATTTCAGTAATATCGATTTTGATGAGATTAAAGTCTCTATAAGAGACTATTTGAAGGCGAACAGCAATTTTACTGATTATGATTTTGAAGGATCGAACCTATCTACAATAATAGACACTCTTGCCTATAATACCTATATCTCCTCTTATAATGCCAATATGGTATCTAATGAGGTATTCATTGATAGTGCCACCTTGAGGGAGAACGTGGTGTCTCTGGCAAGGAATATAGGATATGTACCTAGAGCAAGGAAAGCAGCAAGTGCTACTATATCTTTTGAAGTAGATGTTTCTGGTGAAAATGTTTCTACTATAACTTTACAACCAGGAATTGTTGCTACCTCTAGTTTGCTATTTGGAAAGCAAGCTTTTGTATTTTCAGTATTAGAAGAGACTAAAGTTACTGTAAACTCAGACGGAATTGCAGTTTTTAATAATGTTCCTATATGGGAAGGTACTTATGTCAAACAAGATTTCACAGTTAGCTCAAGAACACCAGATCAAAGATATAAATTAACCAATACTGGTATTGATACTAGTCTTCTCAAGGTAATTGTTAAGAGAGATGAGAATTCTAGTCTTTCTAGGACATTTAGGCAATTTAGTAGTTTACATGATGTCACTTCTGCTACGCCAATCTATTTTCTTCAAGAAATAGAGAATGAAAGGTATGAATTACTCTTTGGTGATGGAATTTTTGGAATGAAATTGGATGAAGAGTCTTTATCCTATGTTGAAGCTACTTATATTGTCTCTAGTGGTGAATTAGGCAACAATATTTCAGAATTTTCCTTTGCTGGACAGTTATTAGACCAAAATGATACTGCCATTACTACTGGAATATCTGTTATTAGCACAGAAATAGCTTCTTATGGTGGATCATCTATAGAAAGTGTAGAATCTGTTAAAAAGTACGCTACTCAGATCTTCTCCTCTCAAAATAGGGCGGTTACTTCTTCTGATTATGAAGCAATTATCCCTCAAATCTATCCTGAAGCAGAATCTGTCTCTGCCTTTGGTGGTGAGGATCTAAGTCCTCCAAAATATGGAAAAGTTTTTGTAAGTATTAAACCATATAATGGAACGCACCTTTCTAGTTCCATTAAGAGAAGTATAACTAATGATTTGAAGAAATATTCTGTTGCTGGAATTGTTCCAGAGATTATTGATTTAAAATACTTATGGATAGAGTCTCAATCTAGTGTTTATTATAATACAAACTTAGCACCTAGTGCTTCTTATGTTAAATCTATTGTTTTGAGCAATATTTTAAACTACTCCAAATCTTCTCAGTTAAATAAGTTTGGTGGAAGGTTCAAATACAGCAAATACCAAAAAATTATTGATGATAGTCATGAATCTGTGACTTCTAATATCACTAGTGTTGATATGAGAAGAGATCTTGAAGCTTCTTTGGGTAATTTTGCTGAATATGAAATATGTTATGGTAATCGCTTCTATATTAAGAACCATGGTAAACCTCCAGTAATGGATAACATGGTTATTGGTTATAATATTAGATCTTCTGGGTTTAAAGTAAGTGGAGTAAGTAATACTGTGTATTTGGGAGATATTCCTAATCCAGATCTTAAAACAGGATCAGTATTACTCTTTAAATTGAATTCACCCACAGAGGTTGTAATTGTTAAAAAAGCAGTTGGGACCGTAGATTATGTTAAAGGTGAAATTAAGTTGAATGCCATCAAGATTATCTCTACAGAAGTAAATCGTGGAGCACCTTTGATTGAGATATCTGCCACACCTTATTCCAATGATGTTATCGGATTACAGGACCTTTATTTGCAGATAGATATGAGTAATGTGGATGTTACTATGGTTGATGACAGAATTTCTTCAGGAAATGATAGTTCTGGTAGTAACTATCTTGTTAGATCTAGCTATCAACACAATCTAGTTCGCGGAAACCCTATTTACAATCAGTAAACAAGTAAATGGCAATAGATAGAATACAGTTCCAGGATATTGTTGCTAGCCAACTTCCCTCATATGTTCAAGAAGATTTTCCCCTCTTAGGGGAATTTTTGGAACAATATTATGTGTCTCAAGAAATTGAGGGAGGAACATACGATTTAATCCAGAATATAGATCAATATGTAAAAGTTGATGAATTATATAATCTTGCTGATTCTACTACACTAAGTACAGACATTTCGTTTGTAGAAACCACCATAGGTACCGGTGCTTCTACTAATTTTACTTATGGGTTTCCTGAGAAGAATGGTATTATAAAAATTGATGATGAAATTATATTCTATGGTAATAGGACAACAACCTCTTTTGAGGGGTGTGTAAGGGGTTTCAGTGGCATTACAACCTACCTTGGGACTAATACCCCAGACAGGTTAGAATTTAAAGAAAGTGCTGCTCAGAAGCACAGCGCAGGGGCTATAGTTCAGAATTTAAATATTCTTTTCCTTAAAGAATTCTTTAAGAAAATTAAGCATCAATTTGCTCCAGGATTTTCTGATAGATCACTTTATGGTGATTTGGACCAAAGAAATTTTGTTTTTGGTGCAAGTAGTTTTTATGATTCTAAGGGAACTGATGAATCCTTTAAAATATTGTTTAAAGCCCTTTATGGGGATGAAGTAAAAGTCATTAAACCTAGTGAATTCTTATTTCGTCCATCTGATGGTGATTATCAAGTTACTGAAGATTTTGTAGTAGAGAAGGTTCAGGGAGATCCTCTAGATCTTAAAAATCTTACATTATTCCAAGATTCCACAGAAGCACGTGGAACTGTAACGAATGTTCAAAATATTTTATACGGAGATAATCAATATTATCAAATAAGCGTTGATGGTGGATATCAGAGAGATATTGACCTTCAAGGCACCATTTATGGTAAATTCTCTTCTAATCCTAAAACTCAACTTTTAACTTCTGTTGGATCAGGAGCTACTATTCTTGATGTTGATTCTACGATAGGATATCCTCAATCAGGAAAATTAACCACATATGATTCTAAGGGTAGTGTTCTTAATTTAACTTATGGAAGTAAATCTTCTAATCAATTCTTTGATGTTTTAACTGGAACTGGAACTACAATAGATTCAGACATTAAAGAAAAGACAGCTATTCATTTAGATGAAGATGCATATGCATATACTGGAATTGATACATCTAATCAGATCAGAGTTAGACTGACTACTACTCTTAAAAATCTTCAATTAGATTCTGACACTTATTTGTATAATGTAGATGATACTATTAAAATTCAATCTTTGGGAATTGAATCTGATATAATCCCATCCAAAAATTGGACTTACAATGTTAAGACCAGTTGGGATATCAGTACTTTAGAACTTTTGGATGCTACAGAGAAAAAGTATAAAGTATCTACTTTTGATGGTAATTTCTTAAGACCAGGATATGATATAGATGTCATTGATTCTTTAGGAGGAAAAAGATCAGGACGAATAATTAAAAAAACTTCTGAAATTGGATTTGAGGTTATTGTTGAATCTCTACTAGATCTTGATGAAGATTATTCAATAGAGAATAAAATTTTAAAGGGAAATTATCCAAATAAGACATTCCCAAATCATTCTATTTGCAATGTTCAGAATACTTATGCCAAATTTAATGAAGATGTGTTAATAGCGTCTAATTCACTGGCAAGTTATGGTGAAGAGACTCAAATTACCACTTATAATAAAGAAAGATCTTTCTCAGGAAGAGCTGATGGAGAGGTCATCACTTTTGAGGGAGAAAGAGATCATGGATACTATACTGGAGATGCTGTTTGGTATCAAGGACAGACATTAATAATTTCCACTGCAGTTGTTGATGGTGTAACAGTTCAAGAAACTGAATTTAATACCTTTGATAATATGGATCAAGGTGTTTATTATGTTTATAGAAACGGTCCTACTAGTATTAAATTAGCAAGGAGTAGAGCAGATTTATATGATGAATCATACATTACTCCCTCTGGATCTGTTACAGATAATAAATTCATATATTATCCCAACTATCATAAATCATTAGCTCCTCAAAAATTTTATAGACAAGTTACCACTCCAATTAAGAAGGAGGTATCTTATGATACTGAAACTGGATATACTGGTATTTTAGTTAATGGCGTAGAGATTCTTAATTATAAGTCTGGTGATCAGGTAATTTATGGTGATTTAAGACATGCAGAGGTTATA